ATGATGGTGAAAAAAACAAAATCCAACACACTAAAAAAAGCTGCAACACTTGCATTAGCAAATTTATTATTAATTGGGGCACTGACAGACAATAGTGCCAAAGCCGAATCTAAGAAAGATGATACTGATTTGAAGTTAGTCAGTCATAACGTTTATATGTTATCGACCGTGTTGTATCCGAATTGGAGACTTTTAACATAAAATTACTTATCATTCAAAAAGTAAAACAGCATAATATCAAGGTTTATAACTTTATCATTATCAATAATACCTCATATAAAATAAAATTTTAGGGACTTTTTAGGGACTTTAAATTTAAAATTACAAGTTTAATAGAAACATCAAAATAATCACATGTTTGTGTGGAATGTACACCCCAAAAGCTAGACTGAAAAATCTATTTTTTGAGGTGTATTTTTATAGGTAAATATAATAAATTAGAGTAGACAACTCAGAATTCCAATTTTATAATAATATTGCTTGACATATCAAACTAGATAGTACTATTTTGAATATATTATTATAATCAAAAATTCATTGTAAACTTTTAGACAAAAGGAAGTAATAAAAACGTGAAATTTAAAACAACTAAAGAATGTAAAAGTAATAATATCTTTAAAAGAAGTCAAGAAATTAATAATAGAGAAAGTGAAAAGGGTTGTTTATGGGGCATTAGCATGTTGATTCTACTTTTCTTATTGATTCTGTTTGGAATAACTGCTTGTTCATCAAGCATTCACTTTATTAATTAGATTTTTTTACTTGGAGGTATCATGTGAAGAACCATACAAATATAATTAATATCTTATTAGTTATAGTCAACTCATTAACTCATTTTCTAACTCTAAACACCTCATTTTTTAATAGTTCCGCATCGGATTTCTGTTTTATCATAGGGGCTATATTTTTCTTGATCGGAATTTTTGTTGCAATATACGGTATGAAGCGAGCAACATATTGGTTAAACTTATTGATTTTATTTACCAATATTTTTTATTTTCTACACTTCTGTGTTTTACTTTTGTTAAAATATATAGGATTTAAATTATTTATTTATGAAGGGTGTGTATTGTTATTTACCTAATTTATAGTCTAATTGTCTATTTCATCTGCATTATAAATTTTTTCATAATGGCTGCACCATTCTTAATGACTAATGCTGATTATGTATGGACGCCTATGACTACAGTTACGTTATTTATTTTGAGTTTGATTATTTTCTTGATATTTATAAAAACAAAAGATGTCGTTCATTTAACAATTTTCATATTAAACTTACTTTTTTCAATACTTTATTGTTTGCCTATACTGTTTTATTTATGAACACTTTTATATTATCTAGAAAATTAAAACCACCCGTAAAAGGGTGGTTTTTTTAATATTTACTTTTTAGTGCTTCGTCAATTTCGTTATAAATCTTTTGAAGTTGATATTTTGCTTCTGACATTTTCTTAAAGTCTTTTGACTTAAGAGCATACATTGCTTTTAGACCTGAAATTTTTATAGTTCGCTTATAATAAGTGTTTAAACTTCCAGTAGCTAATTCATTAACATTTAGTTCATCTAATAACGATTTTAATTCATTAGCTAACTTTTCGTTTTGATATTCATTCGATGTTGGCAAGCTTGTGCTAGCTTGTGCCTCATTTTTATCTAGATTAGTTACTAGTGGTGATGCTAAAACGATTGCTAAAGTTCCCGCAAGTATAGATTTTCTAATTTTCATTTTTTATTCTCCTTAGTAATTAGTACTAATTTATTTTAATGACTAACTAAAAAAAAGTACATTAATTATTCATTAACTATATAGATCTTCTTATTAAATGAAAATTAATAAATTATCAAATTGACATACCTTATTGTATTTATAGAAAAACAAAAAAAGGTAAGCACCGAAATGCTTACCTACTTCCCATAAACAATATAACACATATACATTGATTTGGAAAGCGCAAAAATAAATTTAATATACTAGCCCGAAGGGGAGCAATACATAAAAAATGAAAGGCGCTCCTTGAAAACGCCCAAGGTAATATTAACATAAAATGGCTACTATTGCATTATCTAATTTTATTTAATTAAAACAAATATATAACACAAAAAACTAGCCCGAAGGCTAGCTTATGAATAGATGAAAATTTGAACACATTGCTGTGTCTAAAATGATTATAGCATAATTTTAAACTATTCTATAATAAATTAATTAACTTCATATGAAACTTTACACACTTTTTTTCAAACTGCGCTAAAATTACCAAAACTGCTTATTCTATTACCTGCCTTGTCTACCTCTCCTGTCGCTATATAACGACGTTGTCCACTATTAGCAATATAAGTAATCCATCTATAGCCATTGATGCAATATGCGCCGTCATATTTGATCGTTGCGTTATTGGGTAATACACCTGTAATTCTTGAATTAGTTGAATAGCCATCCCTCACGTTATTATCTTTAACATTGGCAACTGTGTATTAACCAGTCTCTTTTTTATACGGTACATTGTTTTTATCGAGTGTATAACCTGCTGGCACTGGTGAATTCTTTTCATTTTTAGCTGGTGTTTTAACATTACTGATACCTGATACACACTTCCAATAAAAATAACCACACCATTTAAGATGCGGTGTAGCGACTGTAATATTTCTATGTTGTTGAGATATATGTATCGAGTGAAGGGCAAAAAGGATATCAATTGCAGGATAAGTGTTAGGTTACTAGGCCACTTAACAGGCTATATAGTTCATTCCTACTATATACAGTTAATTATAACATAAAAAGCACCCCGTAAACTATTATACGGGAATGCTAAAGTCATATATACTACGGGGGAGTAGTATGAAAACTATGCTCTCTATCATAAGAAAAAAACACCCAGTGACATGCTTGGGTGAACAAGGATAGATGTAAATAGTTGATGCATGTGTAACACATCATAGCAAAAAACTAGCCCGAAAGCTAGCTATAACATACGTTCTAAAAAGACGTCCTTTGAATACGTCTAGAAAGATTATAACATAAAAAAATAGGCAAGTACCGAAGTACCTGCCTAAAAAAAGGATTATCCACTTTTTCATCCTAACTGATTTCTCCCCATAAGTCACCTAATATCTGATTAGGTGGGGAAGAGCCATTCGTGCATGAATGAGAATTTGATGAAAGATAATTTTCACTACACATATTCAAGCAAGACATTGCTTTCTATAATAAACAACTATTTTGTTTTATTTCTTTTCTATAACAACCTTTGTAATTAAGTTGAATCCAGGGTTTTTAATATGCTCTGATAAATCTGGGACAACAAAACCTTTTTCTGTTATAGGGAAAGACTTCGTTTCTTCTTTTTTCTTATTCTTATCATAATAAGTGACTTCGATCTTTGCGCTTGGATCTAATTCAACTACTCTAAACTCTTTATATGCTGTCGCATCTAATGCCCATTCGACATAGTATTCAATTTTTTCTTTTGTAAGTGTAGTCCCAGGTTTAATAGGAAACTCTACATAATGAGGGGATAGCAATTCATTTCCTTTACTATCAACTCCAGTCACATTTACCATCAAATACGGGCCTGTTGGTTCAAAATAACTCGCGTCATCGCCTTTTTTATATTTTCCTTTGTCGAATGAACTTGATGCACTTACCTCATTAGTAATTGAAGAAAATGAGAATAATAACAATAAAACAGTTAAAAATAATAAACTTCTTTTGAGCATGGCGCTTCCTCCAAATATAATATATTTGTTTTTATTCATCTCTTTTTATAGCTAACACACTTATTTAAGATGATAAATATCAACAACTTCATTTTATATTGAAAAAATATTAAAAATCAAGAAAATATTAAAATAAACTAAACTTACATTAAAAAATAATTAACAAATATTTAACATTTTAACCTAAGAATTAAAATACTTCTTTCACAATCAATCTCTCATGCCATATCCACTCATTATGATTGTTCCAATAAATGCGACACCAACCATCTATAATTTCAAACACATATATTAATGTTCCAGGCGCGTATACAGCCTGTCCAACATCGAATCTATAGTTAGTACGATTATCACCGTATCTAGTGGCTGAAGTAGCACCTAAGCCGTCGATTTTCGCATTAAAATAAGCACCTTTTGACCATTTAAGGTTATAAGGTGCTTTACTTCCAACTGTTATTTTACTTGCAGATTTACCGACTGCTTTTTGAGCAGGTGGTTTAACTTTATTTGTGATCTTATTCATTAAGCCCTCACTTTTATACTTAGGTCTAATAAAGTGAGTACAGCCGTAATAATTATCCCAACGTAACTTTGCAGGCGTATTTGCGTTACCGTCATAGTTTTGTTCCAAAATTAAAAATTGATTTGTATTACCACCATTAAACACTAAACCAATATGACCGTATTGTTTATATATTCCTTTGGTAAATACAGCCACATCACCTATTTGTGGAACAAACGATGGTGTGTTTTCATATACTGTTGCCATGTTTTTAAAATCGTTATTGATTGCATCTTTTGCATTTCCCCACATTCTAATTTCTAACAACCAATAAATGTAATCAACTGCTAAATCTGCACATTGGTAACCATACCAACCGTCAAAATCAATATATCTACCTTGATACCAACGTAACCTTGCTCTTGCTTCACTGTATGTTTTCATTATTTTACCTCCTAGTATTTTCTTCTTGGTTCTTCATATTCTAAAGCTTGGTGGCTATCACCTATACCTTTAGTAGTCGGGTCTTGAATCACACCAGTTAATACTAAAAATCCTAATATAGCGTTTAAACCGTCTGTTAATTGCTCTGTATAAACTTGAATATCATACCCAATAGCTTTGGCGATGTTTTGAGCAAATAAAAAGATAGCTGACAATATCGCTACCCAAAATGATTTTTGTTTCATTCTAATTTTCCAATTAATCATATTCTTATCTCCTTTTATCCAAAATAAAAAGACGACTAATAAGCCGTCTATTTGATATTTATATTATGGTGTGTTAATTTATATATAGAAAAAGGGCAACATGCGCAAACATGTTACCCTAATGAGCCCGTTAAAAAGACGGTGGCTATTTTAGATTAAAGATTAAATTAATAACCATTTAACCATCGAAACCAGCCAAAGTTAGCGATGGTTATTTTTTATTGCTTAATTCAATAAGCTTGATTACTAGACCTATCAATGCAATAAGGAATAACCCAAACTGCAACATGGTACTAATTGTAATCATTAGGCGTCTCCTTTCTAAAGATTTCAGTAATGCCACCATAGGCACCACCTCCTTATACTCAGATAGCCACCATCTATCCAACTTGCTCACTTCTGCATATTACCATAATTACAACAATAAATAAAAAGTCAGTACCGAAGCACTGACTAAAACTTATTTACATTTACCGAACCAAAAACATGTCCAGAAACTATAACCAAAGATTAGTTTAAACATTTTATTCACCTCTCTTATATGCCCATAAGCATACGCAATAATGCTATAATTAGCGACCCAAATATTGTCCCAACTAAACCAAGCACCCACATTTTCATATCACGTATGTTCTTATCATTTTCTTTCTTATTCTTTTCATCTATTTCTCTTTCTTTTTGAATAGCATCTAAGGTTTTATCTAATTTAATGTTAACTTGCTCTTGGGTTTTTTGACCTAATTTAATTTCGTTGAGTGTGCTGAGCATTGTTTTATCATTCTCTTCTAACCTTCTGATGCGCCATTCATGTTCGTGTTTTTTGAACCACCCCAATTCAGTACACCCGCTTTCTAAAAGAATAAAGATTATGAGTATCTAACTCATAGCTTTTCATACTGTTTCAGTGTTAACTGTTACCTCTGGAGATAAATCTGATCTTTCAACTACTTCTTTAACTACTTTCACACGTTGTTTTTTGTTAGTTAATTGATATAACAAATTTAACGTCTCCGCAATTTTCTTAGCGTTTTCTTCAGATTTAAAATCTTGAGCATGGTTAACCATTTCAGAAGTTGTAAAACTTCCTGTGAAATCTTGATATACTACACGTTCTGTACCTTCTTTGTCGATTTGTACTAAAATAAACCTTTCTGTATTGTTGATAATTTCTTTTGCCATAATTAAATGACCTCCTTAAATTTTTGTATAAAAATAGTGCTAAGGATTACTCTTCCTCAGCACATTGTTGATTTTCTTTATTTTCTTGTATATACGCTTTTAACATCGCGTTTTCTTGTGTTAACCTCATAATTTCCTGTGATAAATAATGAATTGTATATTCAGGATTAGCTTGTAATCCTTGTTTGTTATCCTGCATTCTTTGACTCCTCCAATTTCTTGATTCTTAGTTGTTGTTCTTTGATAACAGGGATAAGATGAATCCATAGACGATCATACGCTATACCTTCAATTTCTCCTTTGTCATCATACGTGACAAACTCTTTTAATCCTAAATTCTCCACCTCTTCAGCAATCAAACCTACGTATCTATCAAGTTTATAGGTGTCTTCCGATAATTTCCTATCTTCTCTCAGCTCTCTAGCTAAAATTTCAGACTCAGCTTTATCAAACCACGTTCTAATAGGTAAGTTAAGAATAGCTTTTGAATGTTCCAGTTGTTCATCTCTATCGTTATATTGATTTTCGATAGATAACTTGTATTTACGCGCTGATGTCGAACGCCCAATTGTGCCAGCAGAAGTAATATGCAAATTAGCTGCGGCCGAATAAGTACGTCTATAAATTGAGTTAGAAGCTATCCTATCTCCTGCATCATCTGAACCTACAGACAGTAGGTCTGTACTCTGTATATGAATATACCTATTACCATCACGTCGTTTCAGCATATTAAATTTGCCATACCCTGCTTCGATTGTTGTATCTCCACCTGTTGCATATCGTCCATTAACAATTTGAACAAGACCTTTATTTCTTTCTTTAGAAAACCTGATACCCGCACCGTAATCATAGTTCTCATCAGAACCAAACATAATATAACCGTCACTCGAATAAGCATTATCTGCATTAGACAGCGTGAATGCAAATCGGTTTAATCCAGGCACTTTGTCTGTGTTTGGATATAAATACACCGGTGCCTGTTTGCTTTTGATATTCGATGAAGCGTAAGACTCCAGAACAACCCGATTATTATCTGACGTTAGTGCAACGACACCACCATAGGAATTGATTGTTATACCATTCATGCCACTATCACTGTAAGTTTTATCCCACCATTGAATCGTACCAGATGAACCACCGTCTTCACCTTCACCATCAATATAAGTCGAAATACCAAAATGTGACATATAAAGTGAACCGCCAGCGGTGTTATTTCTAAATCTTAGGTGACCGTCTTTCAGTCGCGTAAAAATATCGTCTGTTGAACGTTTCCCTCTCCAAGTACGTTGCACAATACCACCTAGTTCAATAGAATCATTCTGTATTTGAACATATCTGTTATTGTTACCGCCTTTAATTCCAATTCTATTAACATTGATATCAAGACCCTCTCTTGATAAATTAAGGCTGTTGACAATATCGGTTTTATCTACTTTATCTCGCATATTTTGGATAAGAAGGTTTATTTCTCTATTACCGTTAATATCAATTTTATCAGCATTTAATCTAATACCACGTGGCCCCACATTTAAAGCTTGAGCCACTCCGTTATCATCATATCTGATTGTTGTTCCATCTGTAACGTTTTGGACAATCTCGTTTAATATATTTGAAAGTGTACGATTGGTTGCATTAAACTCTTCTTTAGTAGTTCTTAATTTGATTTCCTTACCATTTTGTATAATTTGAGAACCATAGCGAGTCAGTGTTCTCCTCTGTGCATCTGTGCTTTCTTTGACCTTGTTGTCTGTATAAGCATTAGCTTTCTTTTCAGCGTTTCTAGCCTTTAGTTCTGCGTTTTGTTTTGCCTCTTCAAGTTTAGCTTGAGCATCTTGTATAGCGCGTTGCTCTTCTTCCGAAATTTTACCATCAGCATACGCTTGCGATTCCTTCTCTTTAAGATCATCTTGAGCATCAATGTATGATTTTAAAGCTTCTTGCGCTTCTTGATTTGCTTGTTCAATACTTGCTTTAATCTCAGGATTATTGGACAAATCACTTAACTGGTCATCAGTATATTGTTTTTGTTCTTCCAATCCGTTTCGATATTCGTTTAACGTAACTTTATCTTTGATTTCACCTTTTAAAGTCGTTCTCTCAGCTTCAGCAGTATCTAAACGTTCAACAATACCGTCTTTGTCTGTTTTATAGTCCGATGTTTTTACATAGTCACGTAATTGTTCTTTTGTGGATTCTCTAGCTGCTTCAATAGCTGATTTAACAACATTAGGTTCTCCGACTAACTGCAAATCTTCATTCACCGTTAAACCAAATTTTGTTGCTATTATTTCCAACGCTTCTTTATATTTTTCATCAGTGTATTGTGACTGTAATAATTTAAATCTATCTGAAATGGCGATTTTAACATCTTCTACATCTGTATAAACATCTTGTAATTTCTTTCTATACTCAAGAAATAAAGCTTGTGTATCTACCAACCGACCAATCGTTGCAGTTTCGGGTGTCATAGATTCTAAATTATTTTTAATTTGATTATAAACATCAATCACAGCGTCTAAATTTGCTTGTAAGTCCGCTTTCAAATCATTATCTACTAAGTACTCGCTATTCAGTAATTCTGTAGCTTCTGACAAAAGACTAGCGTGTTGTATAGATAAATTAATAAAAATATTGTTTAATTCACTGAATAGCGCTTTCTCTCTTGTTATACCACCTAATTTTTCAACATCATTTGGTGTTGCTTCAATCCATCGACCATTCCAATATCTACGCAAGACAGCAACATCAGGGTTACTTGTATCATACCAAAGCATATCATTGACTGGATTTTCTGGCGGTGTATCACTTTTGTGTATTTTGCGTTCAAAGTATTCTAATTCACTATCTACAACATCTTTTACTATAGTGTTGATATTGCTAATATTATCGTTTAACTTTTGATGTATTATGTTCAATCGCTTGTTAAACTCTTCTCGTAATTCTGATTCTTTGAACTCTTTAGGTTGACCGAATGTATATGTGCTATTTTCTGAAATTATGTTATATTCTTCGGCAATAACTTCTGCCTCTACATACAATGGCGGGTTAAAATCTCTATGTTTTACTCTGACTGTATCACCAATTGATATAATCTCGTGCGGATACGTAACTTCCAAATCAGTAGAAGTAATCTCATATGACATAACTGCCGACTTACGTTTATTTAACTCTGTTTTGGCTAAAGAACGCAACCGTGTTTCATTCATATTTTGATCATCTGATTGAGGTTCGTATATTCCCCAAATATAACGGGTAGGTAAGTTGAATTGACTTTGTGCTTCGTCATCAGTCACAACTAACTCTAAACGCTTTCCTTTGTCATTTTCGGGTCCCACAGCAATTAATGCTGTTTTGATTTCTGACATATCAATCTTCCTAGTTAACCCAACCAAATCTTTACCATACTCAATTTCTTTACCTTTGAATAAGCTGTTTTTCTTTTTGAGTACCACATATCTACCTTTGACGGTATTAGAACTAAGCTCTATATAAAAATCCAATACCATTTTATAGGTTGTACATAATTGCTTTAAAACTTCATATCTAGTTTGATAAGAAGTCCATGACGTAGTACGTAAGCCATCGTATTCGGTTTGTTCAGAAACTTCCCAACCTGTATCGCTCAACACATCTTTCAATGCTTCTGAAGTTGTCTTTTTCTCAAATTTGCCTGGTGCATACGGTTTAGCTGTTGTTATATCAGCAAGATAAGACGCTATACATTCTATCTCTGTGTAGCCGTCCATCGTATCTTGAACCCAGTTAATAATAAATTCACGCCATTGTTTGTTTGAATCCCTTATAATAACACGATGTCGTTCACGGAACTTTTCAGCTCTTTCTGATGATATGAGCAGTTCAAGCATTTCTGAATTGTCATTAACATTACGTTTATGAATCGCTCTAACTAAGGAAGGGTCATCAGTAGAAAGGAAATCTATAATCTTGTCGTTAAAATCTAAAACATGTATCACACTCTCATCTCCTTTCTATAAATATCTATCTTGCCATTTAACCATCGTATCAAAGACGTTTTCAGGTTGTATGATTAATTCACTGTACCCAGAATCAACATTGAAATAATTACTTCCAAACGATTTCTCGCTCAACATTGGTTCCTCATTGATGACAACACTTTTTGCTTGCATATCTATTTTCACTAAATCACCTTTTTGTATAATGACATCCCTTGCGCCTTTCGGTTTCGGTAGAATCTCCGTATTGAATGAACCTAATCCATTCATCTCCATCCACTTATAACCTTTATACTTCGCACTATAGATAGCTATGATAGAAGCTGGACGCTGATAAAACTTACCGCCATCTATCCACTCTTTCTCATCCATATCAATAGGTTTACGTCTATCTGGGTCTTTAATGTGATCAAATTTCCAAGTTTTAATAGAAAATTTATTACCTACTCTTCTGAGCCGCATATAAACAACGATTCTGTCCAAGTTATACATTATCGGTTTATTCTGATAGTCGTATATCTTTTTGGGGTCTCCTTTTTGGTTATACAACGTAACAACAATATGTCCTATTTTTCTATCATGATATTTATTTTCATAACCAATAGAAGCAAGTAACTTACCATCACTATCATAAATATGTTGTGCTGTTCTTCCGGCACCTTTACCTTTTTGTTCAACAATACATTTATAGGTAATTTGAAAATCTGTCATCGCTTTAGGGAGCCCTCGTTTCGTGCCAGCACCAACCCAACCTTTTGCATCAGGAAAATTAGTTGCTTTATATCCTTCGCCAAGATTGGATATCACAAAGTCACCGCCGACCTTACCACCTAAATCATTACTTGGAATATCTTCAGTAATCATCTTAGTCCAACCTTTGAAATCACGAAACTCACTATGATAAACAGGAGGCATGTAATCCTTAACTTCTTTGGTTACCTCATCATCACCAACCATAAAATAATCTTCATCATTTTTAGTGATCATAAAGTAACTAGATGGTTTAATTGCTCGGGCTTCAACAATTAAAGGAGTGTCAGCAGTCCCACTATTTACAACTGAAACTTGGTCTGAAATCGCAGTATTTTTATTTCCTGTTACTGAATATTTGTAAGGGTCTGTTAGTACTACTTTGATAGTGAACTTAACAGGTATTGTAAATTCTTTGTGCAGCTTTATTGGTCCTTCAAAATAAGCGTTCCAGTACCAATCTTTAGATTTGAATTGTAATTTAACTTGTTCCTCGTAGTTAAAAAACTTTACTAATTCATTCAAGACGTCATCATATGTTTTAATGCCGTTGTGAGATAAATAGTCATTACGTACCACTAAAGGTATATCAAAACTATAAGATTCAAGCCTACGCCCTTTATATATAGCCCCCGAACGTCCATCTACATTTTCTGTTTTTAAAACATAATTAAAAGAGGGTATTTCAAACCCTCTTTCGACATACAACCAAGGAATTGTTTTGTTGTTCACTTTAATAGTGTCTATCATTGAATAGCAATTCCTCCTTTTCTAAACTTTACTTTTGTTGATTCTTGCCTTTCTCGCTTTTCTATAGACGCGTTCACCTTTTTATCAAAAGCGTATTCGTCAATAATCGGCTGATAATCTTTGTCTGCAATCACATCGTTGGATTGCGCTATTTTCAGTAATAAAGCTATTTGTTGTTGCTGTTGTTCAATCATTTTCAATAATAAGCTTGGGTCATCAAACCCATTTACACTAGACAATTGACTAGGACGCTTATTTTTACTCGCTTTTCTCCCTCTTACTTCTGCTGCTGCATAATGCAACATCTTCATTGCATCATTTCTACGAGCTGGATCTGTTGGAATAATCCATTCTGGATGACCGTCTTCACCTAAGTTATACCAACCATCAAAAACTTTTCCACCTGTAGCATATGCGTAATCACCAGCGCGTTTGAACGCAGCTCTCCATGAGCCTGTTCTTGGTACCCATTTACCCACAATATATCTCATAGCCGATATAGCTTGATGAGTTGGGTTGAGAGGATTATTGTAACCCGACTTTGCGTACGCTCTAAATGAAGGATCTATCATTTGGAACATACCTCTTGAAGGTGTACCAGCTCTTGCGTTGCTATCCCAATTATTAACTGCATTAGCTGTATAATTGGATTCACGTCTTGCTACACGCATCATTTCGTGTGTAATCCAGCTAGCTTTGTATTGACCTCCAAGTATATTTTGAGCTGTTCTAATCGCTCTGCGCGCATTTTCAGAACCACTCCCTCCAGGTGAATTCTTTCCACCAGTTTTGTCGTTTTTCCGTAACCAAGGAATAGGGTCTGTCGAATACCTATTGGACTCTCCGCCTTGATTGACTTGGAAATGTAAATGGCGGTAATTAGTCATAGAACCTGTATTACCTGATTTACCAATTAATTGACCAGCTTTAATTTGTTCACCTGTTCTACGCAATTGTTCAGATAAGTGCATGAACCACAAAAATGTTCGACCTTTTTGAACAGTAATTGCTTTACCGCCACCATAGTTGTCATACCAACTTCTAACACGTCCACCCATTGGCGTACGTATAGGGGTACCGGTCGGCGTATCATAGTCAACACCATGATGAACGCCTCCGTTAAATGGATAATTGGGGTTAGGAGGTTTTGGCGGTGCTGAATAAGGTTGTAGTATTCTGAAACTATCAAACACAGAACCATCTCCCGCTTGGCTCTCTAATCCTTCTTTTATCCAATTAATCGCCTTACTTTTAATCTTATTCCAAGACGCTTTTGTTATATCGCCAACAATACCCATACCTTTAGTTAGAGAGCTAAAGTCAACACCAAACGCTTTGAGCACATAATTTAAAAGCTTACCCGGATTATCAATAAAGTCCATTACATCTCCAACTTTATCGCCAAGCCATTTGGTACCTTTACCTATTTGATCTTTTGTCCAGTTAAATGCCGATGATGCACTAGATTTAATATCTTTCCACATAGTAGTACCGAAATGAAATCTCGGAAGCGTTCCGTTTAACATTGAATAAGTTTGTGCACCGTTGTATACTTTTGAGCCTTTAGGTAAATAAGCAGTAGTGTCTGTATTAGGTGTGATTACACGTTTACCATTAGGGAATTCAATCATTTCATTTCTAAAACCATTTGGACCATTTCCACGTCCTTTATCCCCAACTGTAGCGAATGTATCACGTGCAATCTTACCGTTCTTAACTAATCTTGTAGTAGTATGTGTGTGCTCTGTACCAGTGTGTAACCTAGGTATTTCATCCATACCTAACTTACCACCGACCCAGTTTAAGCCTTCAATTAATTTATTAAGTCCTTTTTTAATAGCATCTACCATACCGCCGATATGATCTTTAATTTTACCAATGATAGATTTTAAACCGTCACGCATGTTTCCGAAGATATTACGTACTTTATCCCACAAACGACCAGCTATACCTACCGTGTTATCTTTAATAGAGTTCCAGACGTTTGACATCCAATTTCTTAATTTAGTAAATATATCTTTCGTCGCATTCCATAAACTTGTGAATTTAGACCTTACACCCGTAAATAACGAATGAGCCTTGCCGACGGTATTGCTTTTGATATTATTCCACGTACTAGATAACCAGTTTTTCATATTAGTGAAAATAGATTTAACACTATTGTATAAGAAACCAAAAATACTTTTTGTTGCATTCCAAATTGCCGATAATGATTTCTTAAAAACGCCTATTATAGCAACCCATATAATAGTTATTAAACCTTTAAGTAATCCACCAAAGTATCTCACTACACCTAGAATTTTACCTATAAACCACAGTTGTATTAAATTCCAAATTAACTGCACAGTGCCTTTTAGTATCATCACAATACCGTCCCAAACACCTCGCCAATTACCAGTGAATAAACTTGAAAAGAACTTAATAAAGCCAAGTATTATATTTAAAGCACCTTGTATTACTCCTTTTATATTCTCCCAAGTACTGACAATCAAGGCTTTAACCGACGGCCAAATAAATTGCATCACTTGCCAAATCGCAAACATGATTGGTTTAATTACAAAATTTAAGATAAATTCAAATATAGCTTTGATAAAATTGCATATATTTTGAAGCGCTTGAACAATAGAAATTCCGTTTTCATTAAAGAATCCATTAATTTGACTCCAAATATCTTTAGCGAAATCAACGATTGCTGAAACCGCTTGTTTAAAGACGTTTTTAACGGAATCAATGAAAGGTTGGATAAATTGAATGAAATTACTAAACGTTTGTTTAACACTGTTAATTGCACCATTAACAAAATTTCTGAATGTTTCAGATTTCTTATAAGCTATTGTAAATGCGACTGCTAAACCAGCCAGTACACCTAACACGATACCAATTGGACCAGTTAATGCTGTGAAGACTGTTCCTAAAATAGGCACTTTAGTTGATAAAAAACTAATCAATCCGCCAGCCTTTACAATACTAGCTAATAATGGAGCTAATACAGTTACTGCGTTGCCAATTGTGCTTATGAATGCACCTAATCCAAAAACTACAGGACCAATTGCAGCAGCAATACCACCGAATATAACAATCGACCTTTTAGATCCATCACTTAAACTTGAAAACCAATCAACTGCTACAGATAGCTTTTTGATTAATTCTTCCATGACTGGAGCAAACGCACTTTCAATAGAAGCCCATACATCAGCACCTACTAATTTAAGTTTATTCATTGCTACTTTAAATCTTTCGGAGCCACTTTCAGAATCTTTAAATGTCTGATTGACCGTTCCTTGCGAATCTTCGATAGTTTTTAAGAACTCTTGGTAACTAAAGCGACCGCCTTTAATAGCATCTGCTAAATCAGGACCTGCTTTTGCACCAAATGCTTCAATCGCTAAACTTGTTGCGCTAGCTATATCCGGTGTCCTTTCAATTTCTGCTAATGTCTTCTTAAATTCTTCTCTTGGGTCTTTACCCGCTTTACCCCAATTGGATATAGCTTTTTTCAAACCACTGAAGGCTATTTCAGTATTAACACCTGATTTCTCCCATTGAGAGAATAAAGCGATTGATTCTTTCATCTCAAAGCCCATAGCCCTCATTGGAGCACCGTATTTAGTAATGCTATCAGCTAATGTATCAACACTTATACCGCTAGCCTGTGCTGCTTTCGCTACCATATCAAGTACACTTTGATACTCATCAGCTTCAATACCTGCATCACCCATTGCACGCGTAATTAATTGAACGGCTTGTACGCCGTCAGAACCTGTTATGTGACTAAATTTCAAGAATGACTCTGTGGCACTCTCAAGTTCTTTGCCAGTGAAACCTAACCTTGTGTTAACTTCCCCTAAAACACCGCCTACAGTCTCAGCGTCTGCTGGAAAGTTGCCATAAACATCTTTAAATGAATTCTGCAACTTCTTAAGCTCTCCGCCGGTTGCTCCTGTTGCTTGGGTAACTGTATCTAAACCTTTATCAACTTCTGCAAAAGCTTTTCCTGATGCTGCTGCAATACCTAAAACAGGTGCAGTTACACCAATCATCAAACCTTTACCAATGGATTTTAAACCATCACCCATTTTTGTTAATTTAGGTCCCATACTTTCAAAAACTTTACTGGTTTTTCCCCAGCCACTTTCTGCCATTCTTTGAGCTTCAACTTGAGCTTTTTTGAACTCTTCAAACTCAGTTGTTGTTTTTTCTAGTTCTTTTTCTAAAAAATTCAGCTCATTTGCTTGTTTGTTATATTCTTGTCGTAATTTTTGAGCTTCCGCGCTGTTTTCGCCCTGTTCTTGAGATACCTTGCCATATTGCTTGGCTAAATCATCAACGTTTTTCTTATAACCTGTGATAGTTCCATCAAGTTCTTTAATCCTTTGTTTGTAACTATGAGTTGATTTTTCGGTATATTTGAAGTTGTTACCGGTTAACTTTAAGTCAGAATTTAAAGTTTTAAAGTTTCGTTTGATTTCTGCAAATGATCTATTTAAATTTGCTGCATCTAAATCCAAACCTATAGATAAACCTTTTATTCTTTCTCCCATTTTTTACCTCCTTTCTAAAAAAGTTCAAAAAAATAACCCTAACCAAACGGTTAAGGTTAAAACGCATCAATTAAAGCCTCTGCTTTTTCTTCAGAAATGTCATTGTTTTTATTTTGATATATGGAAAGTACATAATGAAATGGCATTTTTAAAACTTCGTTAGCGTCTTTACCATTTTCAATTAAGTCCATCATGAGAGTATCCATATTTTTCAACATTGCTTTATATGTTAAATCTTCAGGCTTTATTTCATGTTCTGGATAAAATTTCTAGTTTCCTCAGTTTGCTGACCTTGAGTAATGAAAATCACTTGTTCACGAAGTGCATTCATTCCATCAGGTGCATGCATACGTTCTTTTAGGTCTTTAACTGTGAATTGGTTATCGTAAATTTTTACAACCATATCCATCAATCTGTCAGCGATTTCTCTTGGTTTCATCGTGCTATTTTCGTCCTCAATATCATCGATTAAATCCATTGCTTCGTATACAATTTCAAATGAAATGAAGTGTGGTGTTAAGTACGTTTGTAATTTAATTTCATTTGCTTTCGGGTCTTCTACTAATTGAATAATGTTACGTTTTAATTTTGCCATTTTATAATACTCTCCTTATTTTCAAATAAAATAGAGGGGTTGCCCCCTCTTATGCTTCTACATTTATTGTTATAGTGTCACTCATATTACCAACTGTTGCTTTAACCGTAGCAATGCCTTGTGCTTCCGCAGTAACTTGACCATCACTATTGATTGATACAATATTCGTTTGATCTGTTGTGTATTTCAATAACTTACTTTGATTAGATGGCTCTACTACAACATTTAAATCGTATGTGTCGCCAACTTTAAGTGTTTTAATGCTATCTGGTATATTAACCGACTTTACCGCAGTTTCCGATGAAGCCGGTTTTGTTACAAAGTTTCTTCGTTACCCTCTGTCACGTTTCCAGTATATTCTTCGCCTAAAATTTTCTTTAAGAAAGCCTCTTCGCCTTTTTCACCGTCTCCATCATGATTTGTCATGTTAGCTGAATCAAAGATATACTTACGTACTGACTTTTTATTATCAACTAAAGGGAAAAGTGCCTCACCTTCAACCTCTTCACTTGAGAAATCCCAATCTTTCTCAGCCGTTTCTCCATCGATTTTAGGATTTGTAAACACAACTTTAGGTAATAAAACTGTTCTAAATGTACCGTCTCTACGCTCTTGTCTGAACCATACAGCTACGTAATTGTTTTGTTTACCTTGTTTCTCTTCGTAAACGCCATCTTCATCATAATCTTCATTAAAAACAATTTTGCGAATCTCTTTAGGGAACGCATGCATTTGTAATGAGATTTTACCTTCTCCGTCTGTATTCCCTGATTCAATTGGACCGCCATCAGCATAAGCTGTTTTTAGTTCTCCACCAGTTTCAACACCAATTTTTTGTAATCCTCTTGTTTTTGTAATATCACTATATTTTAATTCCGCGCCTTCTTTCGTTAATTTAGCGAAACCTAAACCAGTAATGTTAATATACGCCTTTGGCGCACTTGCATGTTTTACTGCCATTTAATTTTCCTCCTTATAAAAAATGCCCTCGTAAACGCGAGAGCTTCTATATGTTTTAAATTCTTCTATATATTCCGGTTTTCCATTTGAAACATTTCCCATTTTTAGTTCAGACCATAATAACTTTTGAATGCGATTAGATATCTTATTTCTTATGATTCTCGCATTATATTCATCATTGTACTTAACAAAAACATCTATTTGGACAATATAACTATATGCACACTCATCTCCGTCAGTATAAGTTGTAGGTATTGGGTCGTCGATATCGTCAATAACAATAAAAGGTACATCAGTATCTTTTACATTAGGGTATTTATTGAACTTAATATTATTGATATTTACGTGCTCTCTAATAATTCTGTCTTGACTAATCACTTCATGAACTTTGTACAAAATATCAATCACAATTTTTTCAACTCCCTTTTTAGCGTCTCAAAATACTTATTTTGCCCTTGTCTTATTGCTCTATTAACACCGCCCATAGCTTTAGGTTTGATAAATTTACCTGTTTCTTTCTGAACGTGTCCATATTCAATTAAATGTACGATTTTATAACGGTCTTTAGAACCTCGCCAATGAACAGTAATTGTACGTTTTCCGTTTATCCATTCAGGTTTACTAAAACTTACCTCATTAATTAATGCTCCCGTATCTTTTGAGGGCTTTAGTTGTTTTTTTACTTCTTCAACAATTACCTTAGCACCAGCTATTAACGCCTTATCTTGAACTTTTACCATCTCTTTTATGCCAAAACGTTTTTCTAATTCTCTTTCTAATGCTTTATCACCTATCACTTTCACACTCATGAACTATATCCTCCACGAATCATAATAAAGTCTTTATTATCCAAATCTGGTGATACTTGCTTTATATTCAAACGATTTTTGAAATATCTTGATTCAATTTCAAGATAATGTTCTTCACTGGGTAAATAATCACCTTGCGGATCACGAATATACAATTTAATGTCATTTTGGGTTCCGTTTGAGATAGCTTGTTCTAATTCACGTAACCAGACACCATCAATACTCGCCCAACAGCTATATAATAATTTTTCTTCTTTTTCTCCAGCTTCTGGACCATTATTTTCAGTATACTTATAAAAATGAACACGAGTATTTAAACGTTTAGTTGTAATTCTAGGTTTTTTAAACACTTTCTTCATCTTCTGAAACCTCCATTAGAGATAACGAAAAATCTATTATTTCAGGTCTGTAACTATCGTTGAAGTGTTCTAATAAATCTTGATAAGCATATCTAGCGCGTATAAGTATCAATTCTTGACCTATTAAATTCTCTAATTCAAAAACTCCGCACTGATTTTTTATACGCTCGTACGACATTTTTAACAACTGCTTTAAGTACTCATCCTCTGAATTATGGTCAATCTTTTCAAGTGATTTAAATTTGACAAGCAAATCATCAATCGTCATTGTCTTCACCATTCAATAAGTCGACGATTTCACTTTTAACCATTGAACTAGACGCTTTTTTTTGTAATGATTCGCATAGTTCTAATAATTCTTGTTTTGTCAGCTTATCTAAAGGTACGATATAAACTTTGTCGTACTTATTTTTGATTTGATTTGTCAACAATTCAACACGAGGATTGTTATACCCTTCAGCTGGATACAACTCCCCTACTTTGTACTTGTGTTGATTGTGCTCTGTGTCTTTAAAAGCTCTAACAACTTTAAATTTCACCATTTTATCACCTCATAAAATTTTATAGTGTTTCTTCGGTACCTTCTAAAGCTGGCTTATGTCCTTTTAAATCTAATTTCCAAACAGCAGCAACTTTATTATCTTTCGCTTTGCCGTAAGCAAATTGTTTTGCAGTGTATAAATCCATATCATCTAACGCAAGTGTTTCTTTAAATTTCTGAACATTAATACCACCAGCTAAATAACCATCATATAAACCTTTAACGTACGTTAAAACCTTACCTGCTTCTTGGACTGTAGACTCGATAACATTCAAATTAAATGGTAAAGCAGTAACATATACGCCATTTGCATTTAAATGTGTATACTGTGCTTGAACCTCAAAAGCATCGGACGGATTAACAACCATTGTTACATTACCTTTAACCGCTACTGATTTACCTTTCTCGTTAGTTGAGTGGTATTTAAACACTTGCGTCAATTCATTAACCGTAGCGCGCGGATTAGCAAATGTAAGCGTACCTTGTTCTTCTTTCTCTGGATAAGCACCCTCAGTTACCGATACACCTTTTTGTACTTGACGGTTTAAGCCGATTGGTTGGTCTTTACCAGTACCTTTTAAGAACGCAGTTTCAAGCGCCACTGCAAATGCTTCTTCGATTTGAACACGAACAAATCTTTCAATCCACGCAGGACCAAAATCATTTAAATCTTTTGGTAAAACAACAAACGCTGTCAATTTATTTTGAATTGCTGTTTCTTCACTGAACGCAGCATCTAATTGACCTTTAATTTCACCATAGATTTTACCCCAAACGGCTACGCCAGAAGTTTCAGATTTTAAGAACTTCAAACGCAAACCAGCGTTTTTAATACCTAAATCAGCTAATAACGGATGATTCGTCGTCAAATCTTCAAAAATTCTATCAATTGTTTCTTCTGGCAAAAGTTTTTCTTCTTTATAGTTAACGTTTTTATTGATATCCATGAAGAAACTTCTTTGGTTTGCACTCAAAGATTGTGCTGATTTAGGTAAACTAGAAACTCTTTCAGCTTCTGCTTTTGCTTGTAATTTAGTTTCTTCAAATAGTTGGTTAATCATGTCACCGTACAATTCATTTTGTCTTTCTTGCGGTTCACCGTTGTTTACTGCATTAATAAATTCGTTTTTCGCATTTGCGAATGTTTCCGATAAATTTATAGTCATTTTATGACCTCCTATTTTTTGTATTAAAAAAGGAATCTTGAAAATCCATTTGCTGATACTTTACTATCTGCAACATCGATTTCTGATTCCTTTTCTTTCATATTTATTTTTTCAATTACTTTATTTGCTATTGCGTCAATATCAATGTTAACCTCTGGCGTTTTACTTACCAAAGCTGTTACACGATTTAATACATCTTTCGATAACACTTGTGTATTGCTTGCTACAATTTGCATATTGTCGTTTTCAAACATTTTACTATCCGCAAAACCTTGTTCAATGGCTTCATCAGCATTTAGCCACGTTTCCCTAGCCATCATTTCTACAAGTTCTTGTTTGTTTTTACCAGCTCTAACCGCATATGCCTCAGCCATTATTTGACCAACATGTTCTAATGTTTCTGCAGCATGATTTAGATCTTTCGCTTCTCCTTGCGCAATACTTGAAGGATTGTGAATCATCATTCTAGCAACCGGACTCATTTCGATGTGGTCACCAGCCATTGCGATAAGCGATGCCGCACTTGCTGCTATTGCTGTGATACGAACATTCACTTTGCCTTTATGAGCTCTTAAATGTGTATATATTTCACTACCAGCTACTAGGTTACCACCATTTGAGTTAATTATAATATCAACATCTTCATCACTAAATTCTAGTTGTGTTAAAACATCTTTAGGACAAGTCGAATCCATACCAAGCATTTCGTAAACCCATTTATCTTCGTTGGAAACGATGACGCCTTTAATCTCCGCTTTCATCTTCATCACCACCTTTCAAAGTGTTTTCATCTTTTTCTTTTTCATCATTTTCACCACTGTTAGCTTTTTCGTAGTTTTTAGTAATCAGGTATTCGTCTAATTCAGGATTGTCTGATGGTTCTTCACCTAACATAATCCGCACCTCATTCCTTGTAAATGAACCAGAACTTACAAGTTTGTCAATTGCTTCAGCATATTGAAGTGGGTCTTTTTTATTCACACCGACAATTTCTATTCTTGTATCTTTCAAATACATGCTTTGTGTTATGAGTTTCGCGTTTAATTCGTTCTGAATCTTTTTTAATAAAGGTGTTAAACAGAACTTCTCAAATACAAGCGTGTTTTTTTCCAAATCAGCTGTTTCTCCGTAAATCAAACCTGGAGGTATACCAATCATCAACGCAACATTTTTTATTGCATCTCTCATTAGCTCACTCAATTCAGAAAAAGGCATGTTACTATTCTTACCACCATTAGATAATTCCTCATAATCAAAACCTTCTATCAAAGGCGCGATTGCTAGTTGATTTTTATTAAAAGTATTGAATAATTTATTTGTGAACGCTTGTAATTTTTCTATATTCTTTTCGTCATATGCGCTAGAGGCAGATTTCAAAATCCCTCTTATTTGATAGTTTTTTAATTGTGCACCTATCATTCTTCCGAATATTTTCCCGTAATCTTCGAATAGACTTTCTACAAAGTGTGTCACTTTATTGTTGTTGTACTTTAAATATATGACCTCTTGCATTGTGAAAGTACGTTGATAAGTATAATCTTTAACCGTTACATCTTTGAATATATCATCATACAAAGCGTACTCTTCTCTGTAAAAGCTATCTGCGATAAGTAATTCTTTGCTGTCACTTACTACGATTAAAACCTCGTTATCATAAATTAGTTTATATATAACTTGTTGCCAAAAACTATCGCTTGATAAGTCAGTATTTGGTTTTATATTTAACTTGTAGTAAACATCATTCTTTTGAATTCTATTACCTTCCAATACTTTAAAATGACTTTGAGCGACAGCTCGCGCAACAAATTCAATACAACTATCAATCGCTAAACGTTTCACATACGCTTGTTGTGATAGATCTTCTATCATATCTAAATCAAGCATATATGTTATATCTTTCCTAGTTTTAAATATCTTTTCTAGAATACTCATGTCTCACCTCCTCTATTAGAAATCTATACTCATTAATGCATCAAGCGCTTTAGACATGTCTTTGTCTACTATATCGTCTGCTCTATATAATGCGTGAACAAAAGCCATGAACCCATCGGTTTTTCTTCTATTTTCATCTTTTTTAATATATTCTTTATTACCATCGGGTTTAACCTTTACTGCAACATTATTAGTAAACCAACGCATCAAAGGATTGTCTCCATATATTACGTTATGTTTCGCAAACATTGTATCGATACGTGGTGCAAGTAATCCATGTATTGCTTTTGGATTTCTAAGTACTTCAAGTTTTATGCCAGCATCCTCAAACGCACGTCTTACAATATCAGTTCTATAATTATCAGCTATGACTTTTTCAAGCCCATATTTTTCTCTAGCCTTTAAAAACCAATCAACTATATATTCAATTTCAATGACATCATCATCGACAATGGTCAATAATCCCATTTTTTCCCATTCTTTAATAGGAGGTTCTAATTTGACATCATCCAAAAACCCTTGTCTTACAAACGAATGTCCTAACCAAATGTAATCATCGTTTTTTCGGAATAATAGCCCTACACTTGCAAAATCTCGAATGTTTGCAAAGTCTAAACCACCAATACACATTTGATTATCTAAATTTGGTATCTCTCTATTAGTCGCTAGTATTTCTTTCCATGGTGCTATTACTTTTTCAAGGTCAACTTCAGGCAAATTCATTCGCTTAGTCATGAATTCGGGCTTATTTGAACGGTTGAATGGTAAATCGTTATATTCTTCTTCAATCGTGCTTAGCAGTGTTTTAGCGTATTCTGATAACGGTTTATGTAACATTGGGTTCGCCTTTTCCCACGTCTGTCTGTCATCAACTTCTTTTGGATCGTCTAACTTACAATAAAAAGCAAACAATCTACTATTTTTAACCTTGCCACTTAATACACTTGCAATTTTGTGCTTCATTGCATCGATATAACCCTCTCTAACAAAACCATCAGTACTTATATAAAACGTTCTTCTATTTTTCTTTTTACCTAATCCACCACGTTTGACGTTTACCATTTCAGGACCAAAGAAATAATGAATTTCATCAAAAATAACACACCCCTCACGTCCACCGTCTTTGGTTTTTGTGTTTGATGTGTTATATCGAATAACCGATTTAGTTGCACGGTTTATTATTTTTGCTTTACTAACTTCATAAGGAGCTTTTGGCGTTTTACCCGTCTTATTTCGTTTGTTATCCATTAAAACGGTTCTGATTTCATCAAACGATGTTTTTGCTTGATCTTCACTATTAGCAACAATGGAGATGTGATATTCTTTAACTCCGTGTAAGGGCGTAGAAAGAAAATCACTAATAGCACTTATTAGACCGTTTTTCCCGCCTCCACGTCCCATGAAAATAGCAAATTCTGTAAAGAAAGCTTCATCTGTATTTTTATCTATAAGAAATATATTAGCTATGATAAACCTTTGAAATGGTAATGTTGGAAAATACCATTTTTCAATAAATTTGATACAATCCTCGATTTTCTGTTCATCAAAATATACATCATCTCGTGAATATATATGTTTTTGTAGATAATTAAAGAGATCAATTCTTTCTTTATTTAAAATTATCTTTCCTTGTTTCCACAAATTTATATATTCATCAACGTATTTATTACTAATCATAGGTAATCATCAGATGGCGTTTCTGTGTCTTCTTTCTCTTCGGGCAATAAATCCGATAATTGTTTGATTATTTTTTGATATGCAGCATCTCTAGCATTAAATAGTTTGGCTACTGGTCTTTCCCTTTCATATGGTGGCGCCTTTTCAGATTGAGTAAATAAATCATAGTCACCTTTTTCTTTTATGTCTTCCCACATGTAATCAAGCATTACACGTAGCCTTGCTGCTTGAATAATTAAACCATCAACTACTTTTAATTTATTGCTAGGTATGTCTTTATATAATACTTGCAGCCTTTCTTTTTCTTTAAGCACTAAGTTTTCATCAACTATAATCTCCATTTCATCACCTGCCTTAAAATGGTTATAAGAGGGGGGTTATACATGGATTTTTAAAATTATCGCGAAGTCGAGCCCCTCCCCGTTCCCCAAGTATTTTGATCGCTTTTGATTTTTTTGACCCAGGGGTATTTACCATTTTTCGTCTTTCCATTTATTTTCTTTTTTTATAAATCTCTTTTCTTTTTTGTTGTGACATTTAATACACAGTGTTTCTAAATTGTTTAAGTCATGAGCAAACTCCGGATGATGTTCTAGCGATAATATATGATCTACATCCAACGACTTACGCTTGCTTTTGTCATATGTCGTTAACTTGCCGTCTCTCTTACATTGTTGACATTCATAATTATCTCTTTCTAGCACTCTTTTTCTTGTTGTTTGCCATTCTTTAGACTTATAGAATCGTATGCGTTCGTCTTTAGTCATCATAATGTTTCACCTTATATAACTTAAGTAGTATCAAGACGCATCTATACTTGATGTGTAGTAATGTATTTACTATTAGTTTGAACATGTTCATACCTCATAAATAAAAAGACACATCACATAGTGATGCGCCTCTTGTTCATGCGTCGTATTAGCATTTAATAACTTTAAATATTAATCTGATACTAACATAATAAACTGTTTTAATGCGGACTTACATAGGGTAAAAGTCCGCTACACATAACCAATATACTTTGCTAACTTATCGATCAGTGCATTCCTTCTACGTAATATACTTGTCTTACTTGTACCAAAGTAATGTGCTATATCTTCCCATTCATAACAACCAATAGGACAATCCCAATATCTAAACCTTAATAACTCAAGCGTATCCTCATCACTTTCATCTATCAATCTATCTACACCGTTAACTATATTTCTTAATGTATTGTACCTGTTATCACTAAACTTCTTTATTGCACATCGTTCAATCGGGTTACCCGGCAAATTACTTTTGCCAGCTCCCGCATTATCTGGTTCATGACTTTCAAGTAATTCATATTCTCGCATCTTCAACTCTCTTCGATAGTTATCGATGTGCTGAATGTATTCTTCAAGCTTTTTGATATCGTGTTTCTCAATCTTTATCATTCAATGCAATACCTCCGATAATATAAATTACTTTTTAATATCGTTATTCATTCGCTTCAATTCAATCCTGTATTCTTCTAACCCGTTGTATCCTTTAGTTTTAACTACTTCATCAAGTAGATAATCATTCATATATCTGAGTGCTTGTATCTCTCTTGCACGATCACTATTAATACTGATACAAACTAATAGCAATATAGCAAATACAATAGTCATAGTAATCCACATCATTTAAATCTCCTCTTGTTTAAATTAATAATAATTCTTTCTTTTATCGAAGTTCTGTTTATTTTAAACTTTTGACTAAACTGTTCTTCAAATTTATCAAGATAAAGATTATAATCGTTTATTTTTCGTCGGTACTCTGAAGTGATAAAACTATCAATATGATTATAAGCTCTATTTTCATTCATTTTATTAATTATATTTTTTAAATAAGATATATCTTTTTGATATTCATTTATAATAGCAATTGTTTCCATAACAAAAGAAGGATTAAAAAAAATCTGATTTGTACTAAATTCATTGTTGAAACTCATCTTAAAATCTTCCATTGCCTTAACTCTATTTGATAAATTAATCATTTGTCTAAATCCAATAACATTTTCATACGCTTTTTTACTTTGCTTATCTAAATTATTAAAGACTTCAATATCAAAAAAATCTAAAAATTCATGCTGTTCTGTTGGAATAATATAAGCTCCAATCATCTTTTTAGCCTTTTTAAAACAATCTAAATATATCGGATATATTTGTTCTAAATTGATTTTTTTACGTTGTAAGTTAGAATCTGTAAAATACCTAAAAATCTCTTTAACTGAATAAAGCACAACACCTCCTGCTAAAGTATATATGCTTCCTATTATTTGCTCGTTCATTTTTATCTACCTCTTTATAATATTTTCTGAAAAGGAATCTATAATTTTATACATACCAAAAATTCCTAATGCATTTATTATCACTCCATCATCAATAATATATATGGATATTAAGAAAGCAAACAGCAAAACGATCAAATCATAAATAAATATTCTCATTATTCACTCACCTCCGCTCGAAAGACGTAATCACTCGGCGCCTCTACATCATCATTAGCCGTCATCATAATATATACTTGCTCAGTTACATACTTACCTAACTCATACATCGCTAGTAAGAATAATAATCTTAGTATTTGCTTAATCATTTTTTATCTACCTTCTTTACTTCGTATAAGACCGGATATAAATTTAAAAAGTGTATTCTATATCCAATCGTCTTAACTTTTACTTTATCACCTACTTTTAACCTAGCTTGTATGTCTGCGCTATCAAACTTTCCTTTGAAGAATAAGTCTGAGTTTTCGATGACTTGTTTATCATCTAATACAATATAGAATTTGTCCTCTTTATCTTGTCTTTTGTTATATTTATCTGTAATTGTCCCTTGATGTACTTCTTTGTTTTGGTAACTAGCCACTGTATAGATAGGCAATGCGACAACAAGTAGCAATGCGGTTATACCGAATAATGACAGTATTCCAACAATAAAGATGTCGAACCCATCCATATTTTTAAGTTTTTTAATCATTTCCCACACTCCCTTATATTTTCAAACAACTGACCCACTTTAATAACTGCATCCCTTTTAACTTGTTTCTCGTACTTCTCTTTCGCTTCTTCTTTACTCTCTGCCTCAACAACTGTAAACCTTTGATTACTCTTAGCTTTAGTTATGTGTGTATGTTTACGTCCTGTTGAATCTTTGAATGTTGTGACTAAGTATTGTGTCATTCCTCATAGCTCCCTTGAACTTGTTTGAGCTTACTCATAAAAAACATTACTAAAAATGCTATTAAGATATGCGTCTTTTGATGTTTATAAGCAAATGTAGATATCATAAAGATAGTAGCAAGCATTAACATTTCATATATGTTTGTGTGTATAGTCTTTTTACTCTTAAGAAAAATAATTGCTATGCGATAAAAGAGATAAACGCCAAACCCTATTAAAAATATTTCTAACATGTCGCTCACTTCCCCAAAACCTCCTTGACTCGATCTAAGATGTCTTTACACGTATCCTTTTCCTGCGTCTGCTGTTCCATCTTGTCTTTCGTGGTTCCTTTTCATTTTCTTTTTGTATGCGTCAATGAGTTGGTCGATAGAATATAAGTTGTAAGCTATGTCTATCACTATAACAATTGCTTGTTGGTCGGGATAAAATTCTTTGAATATTATCTGTGGTGTACTAACAACTGCGTCTTGAGCAAATTCTTTATCTTTAAAATTAAACATTTTGTGAAATTCTGTATCTTTAAAACTTGATTCAATCGCTTCTTTTATCTCTTCTGATGACACTCCTACTTGATTCGCAATACTCAATCCAAACGCCAACATGTCAGCTAATTCATCAAGTTGTACGTCTAACGGCTTACCTGGTTTCTTCTTCCAGTTCTTAAACGTTTCCAATGTATTAAACCATTCAAAGAATTCAACTACATATGCTATTTTGCTATCTCGTAAGTTCAGCGTTGGTATTCTATCGTCGAACTCCTTTTGTATTTGTAATAACTCTTGTAATTGATCAATTGTTAATGTGTTATTCATTTTCCTGTGCCTCCTCTACATTAATTTCATATTCATCATAATTAAATGATGCTTCAAATATCGCAATAAAATCCGCCTCAATTTCTGCTTCTTCTAAACTTTCAGCCTCGATAGTCTCTTCAATCATGCCAGCGTATGTGATTTGGACATTAAATTTCTTCATTTTCCTGCTCCTCCTCATATTTATAGACCACTTGACCCGTCATAATCCCTACTGCCTCATCAAGACCAATATCTTCTTTGAGTGCATCTTGCATAGCATTAGGTAAACCCTTAAGTATTTCATCAAACGCTTGCGCTTTCTTATATACGTCCTCAATCTCTTTTAGTAATCCCTCTGTGTCATTACCGTTATACGCACTAGCACTTATAACTGATTGTTCGATTTGTTCGCGGTTGTTCATCATTTCCATCTCCTCAAAATAAAGTTAGTTGCTTCTGTTCCTCATATTCCAAATCATGTTGCTTTATATATATTTCAAGCTCTCCGGCTGTATCAAACGTCTTCTTTACGCCTTGCCAACCTGGTACGATATGCCCGTGAAAGTAATAATTGCCGTTTGCTACATGGATATGTGCCACTCGTTCGTTATCTTGATACAGATATCTCTTAGATCCAAAGAATTGATTTAGGTATTCTTTGCGTGCGTTATCTGTCATGATCTACTTCTTAACTTTCACGAATATGTCGTTTTCCATCAGGTAGCACGCATAACGTCCTCTTGGATGTTTCTGAGGCACATTAAACAAATGTGGCTTCTTTCTTCTTAGCTCAGCCTCTTTCTTTCGCTTTCTTTCCAATTTGCGTTCGAGTCTAGCTTGTTCCAGTCTTTCTATTGTTTTCTTTTCTCTGTACTCGCTTAAACGCGTACCTTCTGGTGCGTCCATTGCTTCATGTAGTTCCCAACCGTCTTTTACTCTCTTAGAAACCATTCCAGCGGTTATACCGTGACTTTCTATTAATTCCATTTCAGATTTGGTAAACCTATATGGTTTATCATTTATTGTTACAATCCTTGCTTTTCTCGCCATTTTATCCACCTCTTATATTTCTTCTATTCGTATGATTATTTTGGGCTCAATTCCATAACGCTTTGAGCTAGTTATTTCTGCAATTTGATTGTCATCTTTCCACAAATAACTGTCTTCATCAAATTATCGATATCTGGTTTAGTTACTTTTAATTGTCCAATCGCTTGAGTTTTCTTTTTCTTCGACCATGATTTAGGTGGAGTAAAGTAAAACTCTAATTCAATTTTTAATGCATTTTCTAGATTTAGCTTTGGCATTTGATTTTGTAAATATTTTTTATGTTCTGTATATTTTGTAGGCATATATGTGTGTGCATATCTACCTTTTGTGCTAAAACGCGGTCGAGGCGAGCCCATAGGTGCCTCGAAAGTTTCGTTAAATTTAATTTCTATCTCCATGTAATCCCTCATATATATTCAAATAAGCTTGTTTGGTGTCCTAACTCCATTTGTTCATTATCAATAAGTGTTTTTAATTCATAATCATCTAAGTACCAACGTCGACCATTGAATTTTGTATGTTTTAATCCAACAACTAAATGCCGTCCATCTTTAAAATGTGGTGTAACTGAAAACATTTTGTTGCCGTCATGATCAAATAGATAGTATTTATCAAATGCATCCATTTTCAATCACTCCCATTTGCTATTTAGACGCTTAATAAAAGCTTCTCTGTCTTTCTCAAGGTTTTCATCTACTTCCGGCGTTTTCGTTTCTCTCGTGCTGTCTGTGAGCCATTTGGGTGTTTTTTCTTTTGATTGTTTAACGAAAGGTTTATAATTTTGTTTTTTGCTTTCAAGTTGTTGCTTTTCAAATGCACGTACTTGTTCAATAGATTTCAAGTTTGCATTAAGCCAAGTATTCAAAATGCTTTTAGCATATCCCCAAGTAACCTTGTTTCTGTCTTTAGCGATTTTAAGTGATGCGGTAACTATTTCATCTGAATCATTTTCAAATGAATCAAGATAGTAATTTAAATCGTCTAAATTGTAAGGAGTTATGAAACCGAATCCGTTATCTTGGAAGAAGTCGAAGGCGGTTACCTTCTTCTTCTCATTATTCACATTCTTTTCATTATTATCTTTATTATCATTATTGTTTGTGTTGGTTTGATGTTGTTTTGATGTTGGGTTGATGTTTGACTGATGTTGTTTTGATGTTGGTTTGATGTCGTTTTGATGTTGGTTCCTGCCCTGCTCACTTTGATAAAAGTCATAATTGACAATGGTTATAAGGGTATATTTTGATGTTGTTTTGACTTCTAACATTCCATCACTCTCGAGTAAGTCAAGGAAGGTTTTCACTTTAAATCGTGACCAGTTAAAAAGGTCAGACAAGGTCAAAATAGATGTTAATCTTTGTCCTCTTTCAACGGTTACAATTTGGTTTCCTATAGGCACTTTTGCCTCTGAATGATTCGCTTCCATGAGTAAATATATCCATGCTTCGAACTTTGAAAATGTTCTCTTTTCTTTAAATAGCCAATGATTTTGAATTGAGCGATCAATACTTATCCAACCAGTCATATACACACCTCACTTTCAAACCGGTTAAATTAGAATGGTAAATCATCATCATTTAGTTCAATCGGACCATTTGCATTCGCAAACGGATTATCTTTTACTGGTTTGTTATTTGAATATTGCGATTGTCCACGTGTTTGTTGTACTTGTTGTTGATATAAATCTTGTTGAGTGTCATTTGAGTTTTTCGGTTCTAAAAATTGAATACTATCAGCAATAACTTCCGTAACGTATACACGTTGACCTTCCTTATTTTCATAGTTCCGCGTTTGTAACCTACCATCTACGCCCGCCAACGATCCTTTAGATAGGTATTTATTAACGTTCTCTGCTTGTTTTTTAAATACGATGATATTAATAAAGTCTGCCTCGCGCTCGCCTTGTGCATTTGTAAATGTACGGTTAACTGCTAATGTGAATGATGCTACATTTACACCACTTTGAGTGGTTCTTAATTCTGGGTCTCTAGTTAAACGACCAACTAATATTGTTCTGTTTAGCATTTATAAACCTCCAACATAAACGGGCGCGCCCGTCACTTTTTGTATTTCACTTTTAATGTATTTTGCATTTGAATTTTGACTACTTAAATGAATTAAATGTATTTCTTCGAGTCTAGTTAAATCATTTGCTTTTAACATTCCGATAGCATGTTCTAAGCTAAAATGAGACTCCATAATTCTGTTTGCTAATGTGCTGTGCACACTGCCGTTTTTTATGTTTTCTTGCATTTGTTCATAGATATAATTAACTTCTAGCATCATGTGCGTAATGCCATTAAATTTGTATTTCAAATACTTTGTATCAGTAACATACAGAACCTTATAACCTAGTGTGCTTTGTAATAAGAAAGCCACAGGCTCGTTAGCATCATGTTCGATGTCAAACGGTAGAATTGACCATGTACCTATTCGCAGCTCTTGCTTTGCCTTAATCGTGCATAAGCGATGACTTTCAAAATTCATAGCTTGTTGTGTTCCAGCAGTCATATAGCTGATTACACCATTGTCGACAAACTGCTTTGTGTACTTTGCATGATCACCATGTTCGTGTGTGATAAGACACCCTGCTATATGTCTTGTTTTATATTTGAAATGCTTTTGAACACGTTCAAATTTTATACCTGCCTCAAGTAGTAACGTAGTACGTCCATCATTTAAGACGTAGCAGTTACCACTTGAACCAGTTGCTATTGTTTCAATTAAAATGGCTCTTCTTCGCTTTCTTTTTCTGTTGCAGGTTCTTTTATTTCTTCAAAGTCAGATACATCAATAGGCTTATCATTTTCTAATTCTGTGTATTGTGCTTCTTCGAGAACTGGTTGTTCAAAGTCCAATTGTTCTTGATTTGCATTTTCTTCAACTTCTGCGTCTAACACTTCTTTGCGTTGACGTTGTTCGGATTCTTGTGCATATTTGAAAAGATTGCTATCTGTTGATGTGTTGATATAACGTTTAGCAGCTCTATTGATAACTGTTTTTTTAGCCATTTCTTCTTTGAAATTATTATGTGTTTTAGAATTTTGTAATGCTTTTTCATCTTTAATCATTGATGACTGCATCCATGCTTGTTTAATTTGTTCAATAGTCATGACTTCGATATAGTTATCTCGTCCATCATTAAATACGATTGTGCAGTACGCACCGATAATGTTTTCTTTGTCGATGTTAAAGAAGTCTTGTTCGTGTTTAATCGCTTTGATACGTCCTGTTTCTCCCATTTCTTGCTTGAATGTATCGCCTTTATAAATCACTTGAGCAACAACATCTTGAGCACCTGCATCACGTTTTAACATCATTACATTACCGTGATAGCTACGTTGTAACTGCATTTTGTTGCCGTAAGGAATAAAGTAGCATTGATTTTTAGCTGGATTTAAACCTTGCGTTACCATGTCTAATAAGGCATTTGCTTTGCTTGTATCGTTACAACTCATTAATTTGTTATCTTGGCTGATTTGTAACCATGCTTGTTTCATGGCATTACTTGGTGAATAATCATTTGGCAATTCCAAATTGCCTTGTGACTCTAAAACTCTCACTTTGTTTAATACGTTGTCAGATACGTTCTTTTCTTGTACTAATTGTTGTTCAATAGTTTGTAATTTATTATTTTCAGTCATTTTATATAGTCTCCATTCTTAATTTTTTATCTTGTTCATTTACTATCAATTGAATTTGTTGTGATTCTGTTTTGATAAGCTCTGTTACTGATTCAGCATTATCAATAAATATTGGCGCTGTAACTTTAAAATGTTTTGATAGTGTGTTGATGATATCTAAGCCAACATTAATTCTTGAGGCGTTATTTAAACCGCTGTCATACTCGACACCATTAACCGTTGTTGAACATGTTTCTTCTAATTCGCCGTTAACTAAGGTATTGAATAGCTTAAATTCAGCAATATCAAATTCGTTATTGATGTTTTCAGTAAGCATTTTGACTTTTGTTGTTGTAAATTCTTTTAAGATATAAAGGTCATGTGAATACTTTTCTTTTTCATCCAATAATCTGTCTTCTTCATTTCTTAATTCAGAAATAACATCATCTAGATGTTTATTTGATTTTTCGATTGATATTGACACTTCAATTTCTGATTTTTCTTGAGTAAGTTCGCTTATTTTGTCATCTATTCCTGAAACTTTATCTTGAATAGTTTTCCTAATGTTCGAGCGTTTTTGATTAATCTCGTTTATCTCTAACATTACTGCTTTGTATTCGTCAGTTTGTGTAACGTCAACATGAGTCGTTTTCAACTTATTAATTTTGTTTTGTATTCTTGCTGAACGCTCTTCTGCTTCGTTGATTTTAATTTGAAGATTATTATTGTCATCCTCTAACTTCTCGATGATTGGCTTTATTTTCTTGCCTTCTGAAATAATGTGATTGATAGATGTTTGTATTGTTTCTAATTCTTTCGATTTGCCAGCATTGAATTTCTGCAATGCTTTTTCTCTTGCCTCATTCACTTGTTCAGCTGGTAACTGTTGACCACAACAACTACATACATTGTCATCAAGATATTCAAATTTTTGATTTTTAGCTTTTTCTAAATCACTTTTTAATCCTTTATGATTTTCTAATAATTGATTACGTCGATTTTCTTCATGTGTAATTTGTTGTTTGTTTTGCTTTAATCTTGTTTTAAGATTCGCAACCGTTCCATTTTCAACGTGTAGCTCATTTGTTAAAGCATGTATTTTGTTCTCATTACTGGCGCTATTATTAGCTTCTATGCGCTTCAATTCTGATTGTTTATCAGCTAATTGGTTACGCAAATTAATTTCTTCTGCACCGTTTTGAATATCTATACGCTCATTTTCAAGTTGCTCAATTTCTTGTTTTATGATTGTGTGTCTATCATTATCGAATTCCGGTACATCCTGCTTATTTTGTTGCGTTTGGTTAATACGTATCGGAATATCTTTGATATCTTTGTTAATCTGTTTTATCTTGTCTGTAAGAATCTTTTTCTTTGTTTCAATTTCGTGATCTCCAAGAATATTATTTAGTTCTTTAAAATCATTATTTGTTTTAATGACATCCTCATCATTGATTGGTTTAGCGATTTCAAACAACAAACTTCTTCGTTTCTTCCAATCTAGTAAGTTAAATGCTTGAGGGTTCGTAATTAACTTGAATACATCTTCATCAATCAGTTCATCAATACGAGCTTTATAATCCTTTACTTTTATTGATTCATCATTGATATATTGTTTCTTCGTTCGACTTCGTGAGTATTCCTTGCGATTCGTTTTTTGATTTATTGTGTATTTAGGATGTGACTCTTTTTTAAAAGTCGTAATTTTTCCGTCGATTTCAAATTCTGCGAAAACAGTCGGAATTAACTCATAATTTTCTTCGTTTTTTTCGTTTAAAGGTACAGGGTTAAATGATTTGGTTGAACCGTCTAAACCCTTATCGAAAAGCAGCCATTGTAATGCGGTTGCTGTTGTAGTCTTGCCAGTCGCATTATTGCCGTATATTTTTGCATCTTTACCGTCAAAGTTAAATTTTTCTTCTTTGATTCCAGCAAAGTTCGATATAGTTAACTTATTTATTTTCATATCTTTCCTCATGCTCCTTTTTTAATCTTCCGATGACCTCTTAGCACCTCGATAATTAAATTTTTTATTCGTTCATGGCTGTCTGGATTGATTTCATGTATCTGCACAAGCTTATTGTTTGTTTTGTAACTGTCGTGATAGTGCAAGAAATTAATCGATAAGTATCCGTGATGATTACGTTCAATTTCCAATAATGCTCGTTGGTTTGACAAAGTATATTCGTCGAATAACGTCTTAAAAATATTCAATATATTTCTTTCTGTATCTCTCATGCTTATACCTACCATTTCATGACTAAGTTAATTAGTCTGTCCTGTTCATCTGTGTTATTTTCAATCCATTCATAAATACTTTGTTTCAAAATATCTAAAGCTGTGTATAGATCGTTCTCGTCAGAAACTAGTAGCCCGTCAATTGAATTTCCTTCATGATCTAAAACGACTATTTCGACACTATATGCTCGCTTCTTAACTCTTAATTGAAAATCAAAGCCATCTACATTAAATATTTTTCGACATACGTCACCCGTTTTGTAATACATTGTTTTAGTCCTCCTTGTCGTCATCTATACCGAGAATTTTTTGTGATTTACACATTTGGAGAACATTGACAATATCTTTATAACTCTTAGTGCTATCCAATAAGTAAGCAAGATCAAAAGTATGACCAATCACAGAACTTGAACCTGCTAAATAATCTCCGTCGATAACTCCTATTGATGAGAAAAGCAAAATATCAAATTTACTTTCTCCCTTAATTTCTTTCGCTAATTCATACAATTCTCCGCTTTTTTCAGATAATAAGTCTTTTATTTCTTCCTGCGTCATGTCTTTATAATTTTTAGTCATGGTTGACTTCCTCCGTTTTTCGTTTTATATTTAACTTGAATTTTATTTCTTAAATGTTTGTTACTGTTACTTGTTGGCGCAAGTAGCAGTTTTTTTATTCTTCATAAAAGTATTCCTTATAGAATATGAATGTTGCGATACTTGCGAATCCTGCAATTGACCATGCTGTAGTGAAGTATAGAAACGGCATAAGTACAATCGCTAAGACTGTGAAGCATAGTACTGCTACTAGGTAGCTTTTATAAGTTTTACTCATTTGTTGTGCCCTCCTTTGTAAATCTCATTAAAATGTTCATCTACAAACTTATGCATCCTTCTTGCGTTAAACCTCCAACGATTAAAATTCTCATCAGGATAATGTACGATACCTTGTGCTCTTAACTCTTTTTCGAGTCTAGGGTGAAATAATAACCTGTCTTTGATTGTTTCATCAGATGCAATTTTTAATTTCTTCTTTAAGTCGCTCATGTTCCATACAGGGTCTAATGAGTAAGCTATTAACTCTTCATATTCATCTTTTGTGATAAGCACGTGTGTTTCAGGTATTGGAACTGTTACGTTTAAAATATGTGGCATTTCTATCTTTCCTTTCGTGTATAATGTTGTTATCAACCTAAGGTAGTGATAAGTATGAAATTAGATCATGATTGTGTTAGACATCTTTTGTTAGAAATTGAAACTAATAAAAAGATTGGTGAACCGCTCACCGAATACAATTTCAAAGATAATGTTGTATTTGGAAAATATGATTTTGAAACTGTAATGTATGCATTATTAAAACTGGAAGAAGCAAAGTATGTTAGTGTTAAATTCGGTTGGGAAGATGGACATATTTATGGTTATACAATTAACGATATAACTTGGTCAGGGCATGAATTTTTAGATAATATCCGAGACAATCACACTTGGAAAGAAGTTAAAAAAGTCGCAAACAAAACCGCTAGTATGTCCGTAACATTGCTAAGCAAATTAGCTTTTAATTATCTAACACAAAAATTTAATCTAACTTAAATTCTTTTCCATCTATTAATCCATAAAAGTTATTTTTTAAATGCGGATGTCTTTCAAGCGTCATTTCAATAAAACGCTGGTCTATCATTAAGTCGTAGCCATCGTTGTATTGAATATTAACGGGTCGTCTATTACCTTCTTCGTCATAGTAGTAATAGATGACTTTTTTGTTTTGAGCTTGCATTGTTCGTTCCTCCTATTAAGATGTTTGTTTTTCTCCTAAAAACTTATTAACAAAGTATTGTTGTCCTTTGCCTGTTACTTTTGGCGTCTTACTAATTGATGTGTGACCGTCCGAATGTGTGATTGATGTTTCTTTAATTTCGAATAACTCACGTTCCATTGAATACTGTGTAGGCATGTTATAATCCACACCCTTGCGTTTAATAAGGAATCCGTTTTGACGTAACCACTCAAACAATCTGCGTTGCCCGATGTTTATACCGTTTTGTTTAATGATCTTTGCTAACTCTCCAACTAAAATTGATGTCTTAGTAGTAGCTACTGCATCTGCAAATACAATTTTTGGTTTATCACGTTCAATCTTTGTTTCTAATTGATTGATTGTGTTGTTAGCAATTTTTAAAGCACGTTGCATAATCATTTCTGGGCTATTCCATGCTTTTTCAACTTGGATGAAGTATTGTCTTGCACGTTTGCCAGGTTCACTACGTTGAATCATTGCAATCTCTTTTGCAGTGTCTAGTGTGAGTGCGTGGTCAGTTTGATTCTGACGACCTCCTAGTGGGTTATGGACAAAAATGTCCGTGACTATATAATCGATATTTTCTTCAAATCCGTAATCACTCATTCTTTCAAACCATTTTTTGTATGGAGTCTTAACCTCTAATGCTTGATGAAGTTCTCGACCGCTGATTGCGATTTCTCCATTTTCTTTTTCTTGTATGTTGAACATTTCGCCTATGTTCGATTTTGTTTGTAATGCTTGCATATTGTTTGTGCTCCTTTCTGCTATACTCCTATTAAGGAGGTGAATGACTTATGACTGATGAAGCTAAATTTGTCCTTTTACAACTTTATTCAATTTACCTTGATAGAATTGACGAAGGTATGTCTAAACGTTCTGCATCTTATTTCGGTAGTGATGAATCCTCATTTAACGCTTTCTTTTTAGGTTTTAATTTTGAAGACTATATCGATGCAGTTCTTGAATTAAAGCATAGAGATTTTGTAATTGCTTCTGCTGAAGATGGCGGTTTTCTTGAGATGGCTCTTTCTCGAGAAGGTATCGCCTACTCAGAATCAGAATCCAAAAAAGATTACAAAACACTTATGGGTTTAATTAGAGATTTGAAAAAATTAATAATCTAAAATCCAATCATCTGCTATTAAATCGTCTGCGCTAGGCTGCCACCTTCCGGCGGCGGTTTGTCTTTTTTTCTTATAGTGTCTAGATACGACTAGGCATTGATAACGCTGCAAATTAGTTGGTAATATCCCATACACATCTTGATTCTCTCTCCTTATACTTATTCCTTTCTCCATCGCTAGCTTCGTTGCTTCTTGAATGTTCATTTGTTATTCCTCCTATTAAGATGTTTGTTTTTCTTTAAATGCTAAAATAATTGATTTCTTTTTATCATTCGTAAATACGAAATTTTCGTATTCATTACCTAAAAAAATATCATCATATTTAACATTAAAAGCACTCATATACTTAGAAAGTAAACTATCTTTAATGTTTGTAGAGTCTTTTTCCATATTTTGAATTGTACGTGATGAGACCTTAAATAAATCTCCTAACTCTTTTTGAGTCAATCCGTAATCAGTCCTCAACTCTTTTAATGTTTTCATGTTGTCACCGCCTTTCGTAAACCTAATATAATACGAAATTTTCGTATTGTCAACATTAAATACGTTTTTTTCGTAAAAAACTTTACTATGATATGAAAATTTCGTATAATAAGAAAAAAGGAGGTAAGTAATATGAACAAAGAAAGAAATATTATTATAGCCAAAAACATTAGAAAATTTCTCAACGATTCAAATATGTCTCAAAAGAAACTTGCTGAACTCATTAACATAAAACCATCTACTTTAAGCGATTATTTAAATTTACGTTCCAACCCCTCTCACGGCGTTATACAAAGGATAGCTGATGTTTTCGAGGTTGGTAAAAGCGACATAGATACTACATACAAAGACGATAACGACATCACTTCCATATACAACAAACTCACACCTCCCCGCCAAGAAAACGTACTTAACTATGCAAATGAACAATTGGAAGAACAGAATTCTAAAGGAGATAACGTTGTAGATATTAATTCATATAAACAGGAGAAAACTCCAGTTAACGTCAATGGTTGCGTCTCTGCTGGTGTAGGAGAACGTTTACACGATGAAACGCTATTTACTGAAATGGTTAAAGGACCTATCCCCACACACGATTTAGCGTTAAAAGTAAATGGTGATTCTATGGAACCTATGTTTAAAGATGGCGAAATCATATTTGTGGAGAAAACTCACAATATAAAGAATGGACAAATTGGTATATTCATCATTGAAGAAGAAGCGTACGTTAAGAAAGTCTTTGTTGAAGATGATAGATTGACTCTAGTTTCACTAAATAAAGATTACGACGATCTACACTTTTATAGAAATGAAAGTGTGAGGTTAATTGGAAAAGTTATTTTATAAAAGGAGCACTTGCAAATGAAAAAATATGATATTGCAGTCTTAGACTTTGAAACTATGAATGAACATATGAACAGCCCTTGCGAAGTTGCTGTATCTTTAATTAAGGATTTATCAATAGTAAAAGTTTATTCATCTTATATTAATCCTCCTAATAATAGATATAACTTGAAAAACGCTAAAATACATAAAATACCTGAAGATGTCATATTAAAAGCACCTAAATATCCAGATATTTACCAAGAAATTCTCTATCTTTTAAAAGAATCACATTTAATTATTGCTCATAATGCACTTTTTGATATTTCAGTATTAAAAAATACTAATAATTATTATGACTTACCTGTTCCAAACTTCATGTATGTCGATAGTATAAATATCTTTAGAAGCTTCCACGCAATCTCTAGTTTTAAATTAGAAAATTTGTGTAGCTTATATGATATCGATAAAGAAAAATTACATTCTGCTAAATTTGACGTGCTAGCTTTATCGAAGATGTTGATATCACTCGCTAAAAACAATCAGCATTATAGTGTATTAAAATTAATACATTATATGCCTAAGCAATACATTAGATTTAGCAAATATTCTAACTCTCCAACTAAACTTTTCGATTCAGGATTTCAAAAAATTCATATGAAAATATCTGAGATTAATAAAATAGAAGTGGAAAGTGTAATCCCTATTTTAAAAGATAAAAATGTTGTTTTTACAGGTAATTTTGACACTGAAAAACAAGATTTAATGATATTAACTAGAAAGAAAGGAGCTTATATCAGAAGTGACGTAACTGCAAAAACAGATATTTTAGTCGAAGGTGTTCAAGATGATAAATATAAAGATGTGAACGGACTAGTTTCAAAACAACGAAAAGCTCGAGAATATGTTGGAAATGGTGCAAAAATTCAATTTTTAAATGAAGAAGACTTAATAAATTTAATAAAGGAATAATAACGATGATCAAAAAAATTTTTACAAAAAAGCATGTATTCTTAGTTATAGAAGATGAAAACCATAATCACAGTGATGCTGTTTTTGGAAAAAGTATATTACTTTCAATTTACGTCGGTGTGAATAAAAAGACTAATTCTAAATCAGGGAAATTTATATACCTTGACAGATCTAAAAGAATCGTTAGACAATCTGATATCACCAAAATAGAATCAGCTAACGAAAATGATGTAGATTTTTATAATTTACTGAAGAAAGAAAAGGAAATTGTTTATTCCAAAAATATAGTAGATAAATACAATTTAGCGAACTATATAATTTACTACGAAGTTAGTACTAAAGAATAAACCAATCCATTATTTCATAATACTAACCTTAAATTTACAGAGGTTTTAATTATGAAACATGAAAAAAGCAATCTTAACTTTAAGTCTTATATTTATTACCTACTACCTCACTTTTAAATATATGTGGATTAAAGAATTGAAGTATTAATTATGCTTATTTAAAAAAGACGTCTATTTCAGCAGTGTTTGAAAGGAAGTTTATAATGAAAATAACTAATTGCAAAATAAAAAAAGAAACTATAGTATATGAAGTTTTAACTAGTGGTAATCAACCATTCACTTATGAGTTACCTAAAGATTTATCGTCACATAATGCGCGTAAATACTTGGAATTTATTTCACAAAAAATAGATGGCGATAAGTTAAATTAATTCAAAGAATAAAGTAACTTCATAAAGAGTACGAAGAAAACGATCTAATGACCGAACTTATTCTTGAATATTTAGTAAAAAAGTATGTTGAAGAAGAATATAGGAAATAAACGCCTATATGGCGTGAGGAGGATGAGGGATGGAAAGAAATTCCACCAAAAAAAGTAGCAAAGATAAAATATTAAAAGCTGTAAATAACTTTGAAGAGGTTTGCAATAGCGGAAAATTCAAATTTAAATATTTGGATGACTGGCTTTTTACAAAATCAATAATTTTTAAAAATGAAACAACCTTAACTAACCAAAAAAACTTTAAAGTGTATCCAAGAGGTACTATTGTATACGCTAAACTTGGTGTTAACATTGGTTCTGAATTCTCAGGAAATCATTTTTGCGTCGTTTTAAATAAAAATGACAACAAACGCAATGAGCTAATTACTATAGTTCCACTTACTTCAAAAGACACCAAATTTTCTTTAAAATTACAAGAGAATTTAATACTAAAAGCTTTAGAAAAAATGAAAACTGACCACAAAACTTTACGATTCGATTTGGATAGAATAAAAGAAATGCACGCAAGATCCACAAAAGTAAAAAACTTAAATTCAGCAATCGAAAAAGAACTTGATGAGATTGAAAATAATTATATGCAACTCGCAAAAATAATTGAGCGTTACGAAAGGTTTGTAGGCAAACAAACTTATGCAATTCCATCTCAAGTTATCACTATCAGTAAAAAAAGAATAAGCACACTTAATGATTACGATCCAACTGGCCATATATCTTTCAATGAAGAAACTTTAAAAATTATAGAAGATTTTATGAAAGCTAACATTTTATCATAATTATCTTTACTTTTTATCGTTAATCTATTATAATCAAGATATAAATTTCCGGTAACCAATCCGGCTTAAAATCATATTTCCGGTAACCAATCCGGCTGGCCAGATGTTAATTCATCTGGTCTTTTTTTATACATTTTTATCGGGTAGCCCGCCTACCCTTATTATTTTTTGCCAATTTTGAGGAGGGAACGCATGAAAACACGTTGTTACGATGGTAAAAAATGGCAATATGAATTTAAGTATGAAGGAAAAAGATACCGTAAGAAAGGTTTTAGAACAAAGCGTGAAGCTAATTCTGCTGGACTAGACAAGTTAAATGAGTTAAGAAGTGGTTTTAATATAGATAACTATATAACTCTTGAAGAATACTTCGAAAATTGGATTAAAACGTATAAACAACCTGTTGTTAAAGAAAATACCTACCGTCATTATAGAAATGCATTACAACATATACAAAAACATAAAATAGGTAAAATGGAGTTATCAAAGATAAATAGACAAGTTTATCAGAAATTCATAAACGACTATTCAAAAGAACACGCAAAAGAAACTATAAGAAAAACAAACGGTGCTATTCGGTCAGCTTTAGATGACGCATTATATGATGGACTTATTTTTAAAAACCCCGCTTATAAAGTTAATTATAAAGCCGGAAAACCTACGAAGTCAGAACAAGAAAAATTCATCTCGGTAACTGAATATGAAATACTAAAAGATCACGTCAGAAAGAAGAGAACTCGTTCATCATTAGCGCTATTCATAATGATTTGTACGGGTTGTCGTGTCAGTGGTGCAAGAAATATAAAGATTGAGCATATCAACCAAGTGAAAAACACTATATTTATTGACGAGCGAAAAACCAATACTTCCCCTAGATATATCAGTATCGCTAAATCTGATATGAAACACATTATGGACGTCATAAGTACATTTGCAATTAGCTATGATGGTTACATTTTCAAAGAAGGCGGATCTATAATTAACCTTCATGCTATCAATAATGCTTTGAAATCAGCCTGTAGAGTCAATAATATACCAATTATTACATCGCACGCATTAAGACACACTCATTGTTCTTATTTACTAGCAAAAGGTGTATCTATACATTACATTTCTAAAAGATTAGGTCATAAAAATATAGCAATAACTACATCTGTGTATTCTCATTTGTTAGAAGAAAAATTTAATGAAGAGGACAAAAAAACAACTAAAATTTTAGAAAGTATGTAATTTAGGGACCCATTAGGGACTCCAAACCCAATAAATACTGTTGTTACAAGGTTTCTATGTATCCAAACTGGGGTCAATATAAGCGTGCTGATTTAATTGGACAATCTTCTTACATCAAAAATAATGATGTCGTCATATTTAATGAAGCATTTGATAATGGTGCATCAGACAAATTATTAAGTAATGTTAAAAAAGAATATCCGTACCAAACACCTGTCCTTGGTCGTTCTCAATCAGGTTGGGATAAAACAGAAGGTAGCTACTCATCAACTGTTGCTGAAGATGGCGGCGTAGCGATTGTAAGTAAATATCCTATTAAAGAAAAAATCCAACATGTTTTCAAAAGCGGTTGTGGATTTGACAATGACAGTAATAAAGGCTTTGTTTATACAAAGATAGAGAAAAATGGTAAGAACGTTCACGTTATTGGTACACATACACAATCTGAAGATTCACGTTGTGGTGCTGGACATGATCGAAAAATTAGAGCTGAACAAATGAAAGAAATCAGTGACTTTGTTAAAAAGAAAAATATCCCAAAAGATGAAACGGTATATATCGGTGGCGACTTGAATGTTAATAAAGGTACTCCAGAGTTCAAAGATATGCTTAAAAACTTGAATGTAAATGATGTTCTATATGCAGGACATAATAGCACATGGGACCCTCAATCAAATTCAATTGCGAAATATAATTATCCTAATGGTAAACCAGAACATTTAGACTATATATTTACAGATAAAGATCATAAACAACCAAAACAATTAGTCAATGAAGTTGTGACTGAAAAACCTAAGCCATGGGATGTATATGCGTTCCCATATTACTACGTTTACAATGATTTTTCAGATCATTACCCAATCAAAGCCTATAGTAAATAGTGCTCAACTAACTAATAACTCGCTTCGTTCTAAAAAGTCGAAGCGAGTTTTTATTGTTAAAATATAAAATGACTAGCTTTAAACTGACATCCCATTGTTTTCATTTCTTTAACTTCCACTATACCTCTACATGCCTCATATGCACCTAACAATATCAAGTTAGGTTATCCATAATAAAAGATACAGTGTCTCAAGCTATCTATCCCAAAACAAATAAAAAGTTACCTACTACGTGATACGCAGCAGGCAACTTGCGAAAACTTATTTCTGTTCTTTATCATTAAGTACTTTTATAAACCTCACGTTGTGTGTCTTCCAATCAACTTCATATAACGCTGATAATTTTTCTTCTTTTTTATCTACATGGTTTTCACCAGACCAATAGCCCCAGAAACCATGTTTGTTCCAATCTATTTTAAACTCATCCATTGATCGTTTATAATGTACAACAAATTTTGATTTACCTTCATCTTTTTTATCGTGTGACATTACAGCTAAAAATTCTGGATTAAATCCTTCTGACACAGTGACAGGCATTTTATCTTTAGGTGTGAAATTATCTTTCGCCCATAAGTTTCCGTTTCGAGTTAATGAAAAGATTTCACTTTTCACTCTATCATCACTGTCATTAGTTAATTGTCTCGTATGATCATGTCCCATATTATTGATAGAATGTGCTTCTACTTTCCAACCTACACCTTTATTAGACGTAGATTGGTCGAGTAATGTACGATATGAAGGTTGTTGATAACTAATCGACTCTGAATAATTACTCTCTTTCGTAATATTTCCAGTTAAACCGCCACGATTAATTGAAAAATCTCCGCCTGTTTTATAGCCATACGTATATTTGACTTCCCTTGATTCATCTTGATTTTTAGGCGCAAAGTCAGTCACATTTGTATTGTTATTATCATCAACGTTTTGAATAGAGACTGAATAAGAGCCAGGCCATCTTAATGTACTATTCCAATAGCCATTTGGTTCTAAAATTCTCAAACCACTTCCAATTGTACCTTTCGCTTTAATAAATACTGTCTCTTTATCGTAATTTGGTTCAGTAAGAAAATTAAATTGTAAACTTTGAGTAATATTTTTTTGACTATCACTTGTTGTAGCAGTACGTGTATACATTTTTGTTTCGCCATCAAGATTCTTCTCAGATACTTGTTTAATTTCAGAATTAATTTTTGCATAAGAAGATGCTGGGAATACAGTTAAAGCTGTTGATAGTGCTAAACTACATGCAGTAATATTTTTACATACTTGTTTAATCATTTGTCATCCGTCCCTTCTATTTTAACCTTCTTTGTATGGTTTGTTTTCATCAGAGTATTTATCAATAACTTTAACTGTTTTATTTTTCCAATCAACTTCATAAGTAACAATTAATCTTTGACCATCTTTATTTTTTTCTAAAATTGGTGGTGCATAATGTATACCAGGTTTGTTTTTCAAAACATCTTGATTTCGTGTATATGTAACTTCAAATTGCGTTTTCTCATTTGACTTTTCATTAGATAAATAAGTTAAAAATTCTGGATTAAAACCACTTCGTACAAGTGCAGGATATCTGTATTTTGATGCAAAACTCAATTCAGGATTTTCTACAGTAGATAATCTAGTATTTCTATAGAATAAGAAATCATCATTTCTATTTTTCACTTCTCCACCGTACTTCAAGTCATTCGCAACAACCGACCAGTGTACATGCCAGTTATTATTTTTACCGCTCGCAATTGTGTCGTAATTTTGTTGGTTATAACTAATCGTTTTTGAATAGCTATTTGATGATGTTCGTCCAACCCCTTTTACCGAGTCGAATTTACCACCTGAGTTATATGAAAATGTACTGTCTACTTTCGCAGTTGAAATTTTATTTTTTGGCAGTTGATCTAAAATTTCAGTTTTACGATTACTTTTCACTTGAAAATCTACATGATACTCACTTGGATACTTTAGCCAACTTGAATTATTTTCTTCTTTATGAGATTCAAACTTTAAATTTGAATGAATTGACCCTTGTTTTTTGACAAGTAAGACATTCTTGTCATATGTTGGATCATCGATAAAGTCGAATTGTAAATTTTGGAGTATATTTGTTTTCTCATCATATACTGTTTCAGTACGCTTTGTAACTTTACCGTTTTTACCAATGTCATCAGGTCCTGGTGTATTTTTATCTTTATCATTCACATTACGCTTTTCTTTTTGTTGAGCCTTATCAACATGTTCTTTCTTAGTTTGGTCTTGTGAGTCTTTATTCGCTGAATTCGCTTCTGTATTTGCTGCTGATAACAATAAAAGTGCACATGATAATGATGACGCAATGAATACGCGCTTTTTATTTTTCAT